CACAGTCTTCATACTTCTTAATTTAAAATAGTGCAAGGTACATTTGTCTGTACAGAGAGAAGCTCCTCAATACATACTGTAATTCTCTGGCATCGGCGTACGGCGTGCCGAAATGGTATGCACACACATACACACGCTGGTCAATGAGACCGTGTCCACGTAGGTCACAGCCAGTTGCACGAGCGTACCGTACCCAGAAACTTTCATCCATCCTCCGGCCCAACAAGTTAGCCAGGAAACCAGGTCCTTGACTCCTCTTGCCCTTGATGAACTTCCCTAGCTCACGACTATACCGTCCGTGAACATACGCCTTACCTGTTACCACCCTTGCAGCTGAATCGGCACTATCGGATCGGAAATTGCCATATGACGCTTCTAGCATCACCTCGTCCAATTCCCGTCGGGTAGCACCCAGCCTAAGTAGCAGGTTATATTCTCTATCTCTTGCAGCGTAGTCAGCAGCGGCACGCCTGGGCAGCCGTACACCATCGACCCGCCTTGGCACCGCACCACGCATCCTGCTGCCATGTATCCTTATATGCATGACAGCTCCTTCACAACACGTCCATATGGGTGACCCGTTTACCGAGGCACGCCCGTCACACCACGCGTCCGCTTCATGAGTGGTAAGTCGTAGACGACGCACCAACGTCGACCGCCACAACTTGGCACTCGCATTAACCTGGCTTCTCTGACGCCAGGTCCACATCAAATTTGACACGCTCTCAGTGTACTCTTCGATCCCCAACCGTGCTGTCGTCACCCAATTACCACTCACCGCACTGGCGACACTCCTTGGGAAATACCCTACAGCATGACCTTTAGTATAGGATATCCTCAGGAACTCAGCACAGTGTTCACCGAACCCTTGCTTGTCCGGCTGCATGTTCAATATAGAACCAGTGACTCTCGACACACACTCTTCGGCGATGCGACCATCGTTTGTAGAAGCCACGACATCATCACCGACGTGCTCAATGTGTATCACGTGATACAAATCACCCAGCACAATTCGCATATATGCCGCGTTAAGCACAGTGTTTATTATTGTAGTCAGCCGGTGCCCAGAGCATAGCGTACCTCGCATCAGCTTAGGCACATGATCCCTGGGGTCCTTTACCCACTGATTATCAATACTATCCACTAACCACTTGTGCCACTCACGGTCCATGCCAGAGAACACTTCCTCAATGACAATTTTCATGGCCTCGTTAGTGTGGGCAGAGTTGAAGTCAGCGTAGTCGAACATCATCTTGTACCGCATCAACCGCTGACTTCTCATCTCACACTGTTCACCACTTCGCTCAGACGCTGGTTTCAATATCGCCTTCTTGTTCCTCCAGCATTTTTCTAACGCGCGTGCAGGGGCGTCAAACCGTAGATAGTTTTCAGTATCTAATGCATACAGAGCGCGTGACTTGCCATTTTCCAACTTCTCCGACACCGACACAGTACCGCCCGGGGGGATCGCGCACACCGGTTGGTACTCCACGCATTCAACATAATTCCTTTTGTGCAGTTCCCGTTTGCCAAACGGCATCGCACGTCCAGCCTTCCTATTGTGCGCACCAGCTTTTGTAGTTGAAAAACGTCGCTCCCAATAGTCCTTCCATTCCGGCACCCTAAGCACGCCACGCTCCTCCGCAACGACGGAACGAACTGCGTACCGTAGTACATGACTGTCGAATTTTGCTAGCATACCGCTAACACTTTCAGGCCTTAACCTCTTCTCCATCTCAACGTCCCAGTCCACGGGCCTTACACCACGCCCCTCGAGCGTGTGCGCCTCAGTCAATAGGTGCAGCAACGGTGACGCAGCAACACCCAACCCTTTACAAATATTGCTAAGCTCCTTGAGTGATTCCCAGGATAAGCCAGCAAGACCAATACCATCAAGCCCTTCCAAGCTGCATACCGTAACCCAGCACAGTATACCGCATGCTTGATCGTTAAATAGCCCACGCCCCTTGCACAGTGCAAGAACGCTCGCTACAAATCTAGACCCAACGACACGCACAGCATCGTTGGCAACATCGGACAAGAACATGTTAACCTTAGTCGCCGCGCCAGCATGCGACTTAAGCGGAAACATGTCCCTGTCATTAAACCTACCTTCGAGTAACATTTTTTCAATAGCGCCGGCCCCATGGGTAGCATCCACACCTCCGCTATTGTCATTGATAAAGCCTTGGACAAAGCTAATGACTTCCTCTCTGTCCAACCGCATCTGTAAAGGCACAGTCCAGACACGTCTGGACAGCTTCACACGATCACGGACATCCCACCCTAACAGCTTTGCTATAGTTAGGGTGGAAAGGGCCGTCCGTAGCCGGCTAATTGCCGGCTGCGGTGTCATCAGAGCCATCGACAACACCGCCACTGTCATCAACTGGCGCTTGAATAGTTACAGTCCTCTTCCCCAACTCACTAATAACGTCTGGGCCACCTGAATCGTGCGACTCACCGTCCCTCTTGTTGCGCGTAGCCATAGTTTGGTCTCCCACACCACGCTCGTCGTTGGGTGTTGGTCCGGTTGCAGGTGTACCTCCGGAAACACGCATATCCACTGGCGTCACGACTGGAGTCACACTCGCACCAAACAGTTCAGCGCGGAGGGCCTCTTCCTCATCGAACTCCACATCGTTTATATACTGCCTGTACGAATCATTGGTTGTCCTCGACATGTATACTGCTCCACCTTTCAGGCCCACAACATTCTCAACGTGCAATTGGGACACCTCGACAGTCACAGCGAGCTGCTCTTTGGGGAGCGCCGTTTTGATGTCTCTGCGTACGCCGCCTGAATATTCCAACATAGTGTTCCCACACCAATTCTTCCCTTCGCCGACCGCTGGTATAGGGCACTGCGGTCGCTGCCAGCGCACCTCGTCAACAACGTTTCCTTTGCTCTTGCGTAGCAGTGACATATTGTCGTGTATGTCACTTGAGTTGGTGATGAACCGCATCTGCGACAATCCCATGTCTTTGCCCTCGTTGAACGCACCGCTGCATATGTAGAAGAAACCACTCTGCCTGAGGCTGCATCCAGTGTAGTCATAGTGGATCCTACTAGCGTTGTGGCTACCGCTCCTTGTTGTTGTCTGCACCATGGTGCGCGACACTTTCACATCGCCTTTGAACATGGGCAGCTCGCGCTTCGTACCAGCTTTGGGGCCATCGTGCACAACGTACCCGTCAGCACTCAACACACATGCAGGCTCAATGTACAAGTACGGCATGAAGTCAGCTCTCGCCAAGTGTCTGTCTACCTTGTCGTTCGCAAAATAGGACCTGAAGGTGTTGCGCTGTAGGCTAGTGTTGCACCCGGCGACAACACTGTTTGCATGCACGGTGTTGAAATACCCGCAAGCGCGGTACTCCATAAGTGCCAACACCTCCTTCAACTCGGCAAAGGCAGACGGCCTGCAGTGTCCGCCGTCAACAGGTGCATCGCTGCCGGCTAGCACCTTGCCATCCTTGCCGTAGTAAGGGTTGAACAGCACCGTCTCAACTTGCACGTCAGCAGCGTGGCATGGGTCAGCATCAGACATAGCCGCGGCACACTCCAACATCAACGTAATGCACGACTTAGTCATGGTCTTAGTGTGCCACACATGGCTGCCAAAGTGCGGCATAGCCCCCCAGACATCACTGTTTGGTGTAACCATGCCGCTAGGCTTTGGATAGTCAGCAGCGATGAGTGCCTCCCTGACCCAACCTCCTTCGTCGGAGTGCGCGCGCAAAATGATGCCACAGTTCAATCCACGGCAAAATGCAAACACGCCATCACCATATGCATCAGCAGAAATTGCGTCGGATAGCAATGTCTGCAGTGTTCCTTGCAGGTATCGCGTGTACGCACGACGCCCCTTCGGCTTCTGTGCATTGACAAACTGGTCGCACATTACATACATCTTCTCCTTCCCAGCCATCTTTGCTGCAAGTGACATGGTGTACAGAACCGTGTTGAGACCCTCGTCGAGTGGTCTGTATACGAGATCGTCTTCAGTCAGACCTGACGCAGTAGGCGTCACGAAGTCGACCCGGCACAGTTCGGTTGGCCATTCCTCACCCACAATGGCTTTTGCGGCAAGCACTCCAAGACTGTAGAACACACCACGCATGTCATACATAAAGTATGAAGGCATCAACGCACTTACGCTAGCCCTCACATCCATAGAGATAGTCTCAGCTGCCGCACTGACACTTCTCAAAATACCCTTTGAGCGTCCACAGGGCACCAGGCCATTCAAGACCTTTTCCCGCAGCTCAAACTGGTACGACACTTTCCCCGATGTGACATAGCCACTCGACACCGGTCCATAGGACGCGGTAACGGTGCTACTCACCTCAATCGGGAACACAATGTCTCCATCGTCCGATATTTTCAAATATTTCCCGCCTATCATGATAAAGAATCCTTAGAATTCAATTACGTTACTGCTGGTTGCACCAAGTAGATCGTCGGGATCATCTGATAGGCAGATTATTACTATTCCTCCGGTTCGTCGCAAGCTGGTTAGGCGGCGATGTCAGCCCTCATTGGATAGCCCGATTTAACGCCCGTATGTCGTCATAACCGGTGGTTGCGAACCTTCCCCCGTACTACGGTAACGCCAGACTCTCATGTAAGTCTGGGTGAAAAC